GGCTTTCACGCCAACACTCAGCGAATCGAAATCGTAATCGTCTGCCGTGATAGCGCTCAGTTCGCCATAGGCACCAAGCTTGTCGGTCAACGCAGAAGAGAGTCCCACTTTGCCAGAAGCAGCCTGGATGGTCTCCGATTCCGTAGACAGAAAAGCGGGACCACCCTGGATGTACCAGGATGAACTCTTTCCCAAAGGACTCTCGAATCCCAGATGGGTTTCCACCAGGGTGCTGTTGTAATCACGGTTCTGAAAGCTTTGATTAGCTTCCACGTTTGCATAGACACCGGCATGAGCAGCGGCACCGTGAAGGACGCCAAGAGCAGCGCCAGCAATAAGAGCAGATTTAATCATGATAATAGAATAATAAGGTGGGGTAAGATGTTTATAATTACCAGATGCCTGGGATCAATTGACCAGTGACAGCATAAGCACCAAGTGCTGCCATCACTCCAAGCATTGCAAGACGACCATTAAGTCGCTCGGCTTTTTCGTTATGAGGCAGAGAGCCTTCGTCAATGTATTGCATAGGTGGTTCCTTTGCCCAGATGTTGTTGCGTCCAGTGTAGTCGGTGGTGTTCATTAGTAGGTGTCGAGGTTAGAGCGTTCAAGTTTAGCGTAAAGGTCCTGACGATATGCAGGATCATTATCATAGCGTGGGTCATTCATAGCTTGAATAACCTCAGCTTGTGAGCGGAAGACATTACTGTCGTTACCTGCACCACGACCGGTAAGAAGCTCGGGCTCTACACCGTTCTGATTATTATACATAGCAACAAGACCATTCACAGCAAGTTGAATAGCATACTTGTTACCACTATCAACAAGAGAATCAAACCCTTCAACCAGTTCTTGTGGGAATGATTCAGTTGCCCAGCTCATCAGCTGAGCATAGTTCTGTTCCCCACCAACTGAGTTACGGATGTCGTTGATGTCATCTTGTGATAGGTCTTCTGGTTCCGAAGTAGATTCTAAAAATGTTTTAGCAACCTCTGTTGGATCCATGTCCTTAAAAGAGTTGATGTCAAAGTCCTCGTTCTCTCGTGCTTGACGGATGAGGTCAACAATAGGATCAACTTCTTCAGGTTCGGGTTCAGGTTCTGCTTCAGGTTCAGCATCCCCTTGACCCATTTTTTTCTGGAGTTCAATGTAAGCTTTCTCCAGTTCCTCAGCATCTGTGAACTTACCAGCAAGCAATTGCTGTTCTTGTTCCATACGCTCTTCACCTACCTGCAGAGCTTCCTGTTCAGCTTCGTTGAATTCAGGTTGATCTGCAGGGGTGGGATCATAGGTGAGTTCAGGCACGGTATTCCATACCTCCGTTGTCGATTACTTTCAATTTACCAAGTCCAACACGATGTACATAGTTGTCACCGCGACCAATAGTAGGCTCCCCTACTTTCTTTTTAGGAGCGTACTTATTCTCGGGTGCAGGTTTAGGATGGACCTGCCGAGTCGATGGCTTGGGCGACTTCGGGCGTTGGACCTTCTCGGGTTCCGTCATCTAATTCTTGTGCTAGGGCGGGATTTTTAGATGGATCATTCATAGGAGCAGAGGCAAACTGACCCTGCTGTTTAGTGAGTTCCATCTGTTCAGCAGTCTGCTGAGCTTGTTGCATCTCTCCTTCTACCTGTTCACTTGTCTTGACCAGATTCAAGGTGTCAATACCTTGAGATGCAGCCAGCCGTTTTATGTATTCGGCTGGGTTGATGTAAGTCATGATTGCTTCAGGACCCATGGTACCAGCAATCGTTCCGATAAATTGTGTGAGAGATTCACGGTCCTGTCCACGTCCAAGTGCATTAACACCAGCAACAATGGCAGGCTTAACAAGTTCCTTAGGAATCTTGGGAATCTCATTGGTACGTTGAAGCATGAACAGTGTTCTGTTCAAGTATGGTACCAGGAACTCAACAGTCAAAAGGGAGAAGATCCCACCAAGTTGTTGTTCGAGTTCCAGCTGAGTTAATCGGACTTCCTCAGCCGTTGTGCGTTCACTTTGTCTAACGTTCAGAACCAGGAACGCATCACTAATACGTTGTGCTAGTTGTTGTGACAACTGAGCAGCAGTAGCAAAGTCTGCCTGCTTACCAACTGACACTACTTGGACATCATCTTGACGTCCCTGTACAATAGCACCGTTACCTGCATTAGCAAGTGTCTGTGGCTTGGTAGTTGAACTGGGATTAACCAGGAACATAACCTTAGCAGCCACCGCAGACCCTTCTATAAGCGCCTGTGACAGGGCTTCAAGACTCTTGATGTCTCCAAGGTACTGCTCAACTCTACCACGACCGTAGGCTTCCCCATCGACCGTGTTGAAACGTAGGACCATCCATGGATTATTAGATTTAGGAGCGTTGCCTTTGGAACCAGGAATCATCTTGTCGTAAACTTCCTGATGCCATACCCAACGTCCTGACTTTTTATCCATCTTGACATAGGTGTACACCGGAACGTCATGGTCCGAAGCACCCTCTTGATTATTTATACCCTGATTACCAACTGGGTTAGGTTTGATGTCAGGTACTGTTTCACCCAAGACTTTCTTGGATACTAATTCTTTGGTAACAATTTCAATAACGTTACCATCGCCGTCTCGTTCAACGACATACCTATTGAGAGGATAGAACTTTAGTCCTTTGTTTGAGTAGTACAGCAATGCATTCCCACCTACAATCAGATGGTTTATAGCTTCGTGTACGACTACACGATCGCTAGAAGCATTGATGTAATCCATTACAACACGCTCTACCTTACTAAAGCCAAGCTCAAGGTCAGTCCTCATTTGAGGATTTAACTCAAGACCAAGCTTTGAGTCATCAACTTGTAGTTTGAAGAAGGTAGTTTGTGGAGGCAGCAGTGCAAGCATAAGCTTTGCAGCCAGTGTAGTTACTGACTTGGCACCTACTGCCTGCCATGGTGTTTTCAATCGCTCACGATTAGGACCAGTGTCATCCTGTTTAATCAAATAAGGCAGTGTCAAACGAGAACATTCTACTGCTTCGTCTAGGAAATCATCCCGTCGAGAGCGTAGTTGTTCATATCGTGACCGTGCTGTTTGCATGTTAGCCTAGGTTAGGTGTTCCTCCAGAAGATCCAAAGCCACCACCCATTGACAACGGGTTAGTGAATTGTCCTGTACCTTTTGATACAACACGTTTGGTTTCAGCTATGGATCCGCGTGTCTTAAATTTAGGTGTATAGTCAGGTGCTTTGAGTGATCGACTAGCTTTAGGTGTGTTTTGTGCAGCACGTAGCAGAGCTTCTTGTTGTGCTTGCATCTGTTGCATTAGCTGTCGTTGCTGTGCTTGTGCCTGTGCTTGTGCTTGCTGCATAGAGAATGCAGCTTGGAAGTTTTGAAACGCACGGTTAGGACGACTAGCTTTAGCAGCGTTGCGAGCTGATGCATCACTGCCTCCCATGGCAATGATTTGGTTATAAACGCCTTGATTAAATGCCATTTTCTTTTAGTTTTTCTTGTAACCACTCAACAACACTGCGTTGACCTGATTGATACATGATCTTAGCAGTGCTGTCTTGTGGAGTTGGGTTAACAGGTGGAAAGGTTTCTTCCATCTCAGCTAACACGGTTTGGACATTAAGTCCAACTAGTTCAAGCGTATTGAGGGAGATTGACATTGGAGTGCTCGAAGAAGGCTGGCATACGGGCAGATTTGGTGGCAGAAAAGCCATCCGCAATACCCTTTTCAAAAAGTGAATCGCTTTGAGAGTGCCAGAAATTTTTCGCCAAAAATTTATCAGGGTTATTAGCTTCCAAAGGCTGGAAAACCCAGTCAATAGTGGCTTTACGGAGGCGATTAAGAGACTTGGACGGAGATAGACCAAGCTCTTTGCAAACAAGCGAATTAGTAGCAACATGGATCTGTTCGTCCCTGCTAATATCAGCAGAAATCGTCCTTAGTCCAGCGTCACCGGCATACCGAAAGAATGGGAGGAGGCAAAAGAAGACGCTTCTCTCAGCCACCATTGCTTTGAGTATGGTATGGTCTGAATGCTCTTCCCAAGCTTTTCTAAGAACATCTGCTTCTTTTTCAGCTCCCGGATCTGTACCGAGCGCTCCCACTGCATAATTGAGTGCTCTGTCATGGTTTTCCTCGTCGATAATGTTCATTTGAAGAATTTCCCGAGCAGCCTCCGGCACTTCACCTTTTAGTGAGTGTGAAATAAAGTCACCCACCGGCAATTCGAGACAGCGAAGTGCAAGAGCACGGTAGATTGACTCTTCCGCGCCCTCCTTTAGTTTTCCAGCTTCTGTTTGAACTGGTGTCCAAGTTCGTTTACGTTGGATTAGTTTGTCATATGGAGTCATTCTTGACAGTCACATTCTAATTCAGAGTTTTCAAACAAGTCTGCCAGATAATCGTCAACGTCAGATTGGTCAAGTGCAGCATAGGCACTAGACTTATCTTGAACATCTCCCATTACCTGCAAACTATAATACATGCTTGTTTGAGGAGACCGCAGCCACTCTTCAACGAATGAATTGTCGTAGGTTACCAAGTCAGACCAGGAGTTAAATGAGTAACCATGAAGAAGTCCAGTTTTGTCAAGCATAATCATGAGTTGATCTGAGACAAGCTTGTATGCTTCCCAGCCAACTTCAGAGGCAATTTCTACATTGCCATATTCAAAGGTCTCGACACCAAAGGTGCCGGAATCACGGTCAACCGACCGAGCAATAGGTGGAGCAATCTCAGGACAGCAGGTAAAGCCGTCCAAATCCTTACTACGGTAGCTACAAGAGGCAGTAGGAGCAATAGCAAATGCTCGCACCATACCATGACTCTTAGCTACTGCAGCAGCCTGTTCAATACCATCCTTGATAGCTTGAGCCAGGTTGTGAGCAGGAGAGAAATTAACCTTTTCCTGATTGATGTCACGCAGTGCTACTCCAAACTCCCCGTACTTGACGTCGTAGGCTCGCAGGAGATTAGCAAGTCCGAGCATTCCAAGTCCGACTTGTTTGTCAATATCGGGACTGAGATATTCTCCAGACTCGCCGACACCTGTCGTCGGATGTAGCGAGCACAACTCGGACATGCCTTCCACGAAAGCCTT